GCGGGTGCTAAGTCACAGGCTGGTCAGAGTCGGGCTGCTCCGGCTGCTAGTTCTGCTCCGTCTGGTGATGCCATGATGGGGCTACCTGATGACTTCAGCGACTCAATTCCCTTCTGAGCATGAAACTCCCCCTCATAGCCCTATCACTACTCTGCCTGAGTGCTAATGGGCATGGGGGAGGGTTCTGTAGCTGGTACGATTACCCGCTTGATGTGAGCGATCATTATTATTCTTGTATTGCGGGAAGGGATAATCCCTGGGGAGTGTGTAAGTGAAACGCACCCCCGGCATGAAGAAACGTGGCCTATGACTCCAGTTTGAGTATTACTTCATTAACCTCATCAGCGACAGCTATATGCCCATCCTCAGCAAAGTGCGTACCGTCTGGCGAGTATACACCCTCAAACAACTCATAAAGCGGATTCAGTTGGTCAGGTACTGCGGGATCTTCAAGAATAGTGTATACGTCAACATATTCCAGCACCCCTGCTGCGCCCTGCTCAGCCAACCAATCGTTCCATAGAACCCTGACCTCCTCCTCCGCGTCAGACCTGTTTGCATTTGGTGGTGTGGATATAACTACTAAACGGATGCTCCTTGCGTTCAGATAATCCAGTATCTCAGTTGTAAATGAGGTCTTTAACTGATCAAAAGTTAAACCATCATCAATGTCATTGGTTCCTTGACTCATGTACACATAGCGCATGGAAGGATACGCGGCTAATTGCGTGATAATCTTATCGTTGATCAAGTCAAATGTTGAGCCGCCTTCAGCCCCATTACCCGCATTGGTATCTAAGTTTCTAGCGCTCCCGATAATTAAGTCCCAACCGTCCCAAATAGGAGTGCCGTTACTGTATACGTTGAACGTGTTACTGTCACCAATAGCTGAACCCGTTGCCACACCCGCGCCTGTCTGACCAAGTGCTGTGAGCCATTTAATCATGATTGACCGGAAGGCCGATTGATTTAAACCCTCTTTTGCAAAGATAGCGAATGACATAGTGCCATCACTACTGTTAATGTGGTCACTGAAGTCAACATTGCCCCAGATACGAATAGTCTTAGCGTTATTCCCGCTGGGTGCTGATGCAACAAGTTGTTGGTTGTGTACAAAGGTTCCTAACCGCATTGAACCATTTGTATTGCCGCTGCCTGTTGAATTTACATACAACAGGTCATTGAGTATTTGGTCATAGTGATTGATCGAAGGTGTGGGCGTTTGATAACCAGCCTCCCTAACCCCTGCCCGGATAGTCGTTCCATCGTTTCTGATTTCCAAAGTAGCGTCATCCCTAGTGCCAAAGAGGTCGCTACTGCCAAGTATTTTGGTATGACCGCTGCCGTAAGTAAAGTCCTTCATCCATACGCCCATGCCACCCTTGTAATCCCCATCCCCTAATGCTGATGGCAGTATGTTGGAGTCTAGGTAATCAGTGCCAGCGGTAAACACAACACCGTCATAAGAACTAGCCGCATCAGATGGCGGGGTGGAGGGTGATGAATCATTCGTTGCGGTATTGCCACGCATACCAGTAAACATATCTGTAGAGTTCAGGCAGAACGGATACAACTCGACAATCTTATCCCAAACATCCGTAGCCATAGCCATATCGAATATAGCTTGGGATGTTGCGGCTAATTCATTAACCGATAAAGAACTGTACCGATCCACAGCGGTATCAGCTTCTGTTGTTGCATCACGTACATTTGTGATATTGCTGTAGCGTGACCCCCACGCGACCAGGTTCACCCACCCATCACCGGAACCAAACCCATCTACCCCGGAGTCATCCACTACAGAACCAGCAGTCTGCCCGGTTATTGTATCGGCAAGTGATATGCCATCACCAACCGTCATTGGTGGTTTGTGTTTTATGGGGGTTAGAGTCTTGTTACTCTTAACGACCCATGCGCCTGTTTCCCACTCTGAATAATAGAAGTTTTTAACACTACCTACACCGATTTTTGCATTGGTGTCGCGCCCCATCAGGTATATATTTAAATCTGCAAAGGGTGTTGTGTCGTGTTCTACCACATACTTCTCACCGTTCAGGAATATCACGGCTGATTGAACAACAGATGAACTGAGTTCTACCTGATAATCAATATGCAATACGCTTGCCTCTGCAGGCAGAGTAATAGTGTCTGATGTGCCACCACCCGCGTGTACCTCAACAACACCGGATGATAGAACCTGAATGTATATACCCCAATACGACCCCGTATACAGAATCATCTGGTCAGCAGTTTGCGGTGCATCCAACAGATAGTCGGCTTCAATACGAAACTTTAATTCGGGTGTGCTATCCCCAGGAAGGGTGATGCCTGTGCTAACCTTTGTATTGCCATTAAGGTCAAGCATCTTGCTAATAGCGCGACCTCTGCCCATAGCATATCTGTAGAAGTTACGTCCAGCCATTAGTTAAATATCCTTGTGGTTGGGTAGGTTCTGTCTTGGATAATTTGGGCTAGTTGAGCCTTAGCCAATGAAAGCTGCTGCTCTAAATCTACAATGGTAAGGTCACGATGGGAAATTGATTCTTTGCACTCCCGCACTTCCTCGGTCAATATGTTGACTTGCTTCATTGCTGCTTCCGTTTCCATATTCATGTTTCCACCCCGTATTTAGGGAATTGATATATGCTGCCTCATGCAGCATCTTTTCTTGCAATAATTCGTAATACTTAGTTCTGTAGTGATTCAGTTCATCCACTAGCGGCTCAATCTCATCAAGGCATTTGCTAAGTCTTGCCTCAACTGTCACGTTATCGTCTAAGTGGATGGTTCTCATCGTAGTTGCTCGATCCCAACCCTATGAGATTCAACCTGACCTAATTCTTTGTGCAGAATAATGCAGCGCATATCGCGGCCTGACCTATAGCCTTGCCCGTTGTGCCAAGCATCTTTAGCCGCTAACGTCCTGAATGATTCCACTGTACAACCCCTAAACTCATGCTTGCTCTGGTGGTGAACGTGTCCCGTATACCAATGACGGTGAATTGTCTGCCCCCAATCTGCCGCCCTGTCCTCTGCCATAATCTGAGGGAGGTCTGCTGGTTTTGTCCTGTCACCATGCGTTGACCCTATCAGCACCTTGCCGTGACGATAGAACCAGAACGGGTTTGGTGATGTGTCAATCTCAACCCGCTTGTTATCGTGAAAGAAAGCACGTAAAGCAATGGCAAGCATGATGCTGGTGTGCGTGTCATGGTTGCCTATATTGTTGCGAACTATGACCGTCTTGTGTTTTTCAAGCATTCGGCGTATTAACCGAATCATGGTCTGCAAACCAATATCCAGAACTCTAGGCCACCGGGTGTCAACATCCACAACCGTTCCGCGCTTTGTGGTGTTATCCATGTTGTCACCGTGAAAGAAGTCTCCCAGGTTCAGGAGTATTCCAACGGTAGCGGCTGGGGCTATATCCACAAGCCTGTCAGTCGCGGTCATTAAATCCTTAGCGGCTATATCTGTATCAAAGTCCTGCCCAGCCTCTTTAGCCCAAGCATATAAGCCCAGATGGGGGTCGCCCATTGGGTATACAACGGCTAAGTCAGAGAGCAGTTTTTTAGGTGCTGCCACCTTTGGCAAGGGTGAAACGTCACCAAATATATTCTCGCAAGCCTCGCGTATTGTCTCAAGGTTTGCCGCTGCGCTCTGGTTGGTCTTTACCCATTGAATCTTGGGGTTGCCATCCTCATCATATAACGTGCTTGTGCCTTTAACGATAAACCCATCCGGGGCAGGGTGAATCATGTCATGGGCAGGAGCATATCCCTGTGAGGCTGCGTAATCCTCAACGCGCTTCATAGTCCGGTCAACAACACGGCGGTCAATCTTGAGAGCCTTTGCCGCTTTTGAATGACTGCCCTCTTTAATCACTGCATTTATAGTGTTCCGCTGTGACTCAGATTGACAATATGATATTAACGCTTGGTATTTAGGCATATTTGCGAGATTGCTCCGCATGATTAAAAGCCTGTCCTAACCGTTCAACCAGTGGCTCATCTGATGACAATTCACTGTGTCCGGTTAGGTCTAAAACTGCATGAACTACTTCATGGTGATAAGCGGCAAAACAGGCATCATTCGGAATTCCCTGCCCTAAACTCTGCACCCTGATAAGGTTCTTGCTGACATTCCAATCACCAAAGCGATCACCAATGACCGCCATGTTGTCTACGTGTTCAACTGTGATTGTGTTGCCAAGTATTTGAATAGATGTTGGCAGTTTTCTCACTACTTAGCGGCTCTCACTATATGCGCGGCAAAGTAAAAGCCAATAACAATTCCAAAAGGTACTGCAACAACTTCTTTAAGGACTGTGAATATAGCCACCGAGTAAGGCGAATAAATAGGCCAAACAAACACACCAAGCAAAACAAGGAAAGCCCACAGAGCCGCAACAATACTGGCAATGATGCGCCTAGACACGTTCTGAGGTTGCGTTGCTTTGAGATAGTCAAGATACCAATCACGCATTTTGCCATTTGCGACACTCTTTTCTTCCTCAGTGAATACAAGCGCGTCCAGACCTTTAATACTTGCATCAAGAACCTTCCCTGCTGATTCAGGCGCACCGAGTAATTTCTTTATCCAGCCCATTATGCTTTGAACAACTTACAGCGGCCTATCTTGTAGGTGTCTGTGTTGGCTCCTGCAAATGAGGTGGTGGAAGTGTCGTCCATAATCTTGAATCTCAGAATAAGGTTATTTAATGGGGATAGAGTGTCATTGCCAGCAACTTTAGGAATGAAGTCAACTTGTAACTTATAATACTCTAAATTGGGTGTCTCTGGCGAGCCTGTGACGTAGTTAGCGGCATAAGCTGCTTGTGAACGCTGGGTGTCCATTGTTTTATTAACCCATGTGTCTGTGTCAGCCACCCACGTAGAGCCAAGTGTGGTTGCGCCATCACATAGACGCGCTTCAAGCCTGAAATTCCTGTTAGCGGCTCCATTCATATCGTGAACCATTGTCTGCATGGTATATAACTGATCTTCTTCAAGGTCAGCTATGTCAATAATACATTCCAGCTTACGCACCGCTGTAGTGCTATCCTCATTCCATGTATAGGAAGCAATGCCAGCGCGTTTACTAAACTCACCATCAACGTAAGTGGTATCCTCAGTTAGCGAATCACCAGCAGGGCTTAACGTCCATATTGAGGGTGATTCCAAAAAGGACTTCTCCTGTGCTGGGTCAATCAGATTTACAGCGCGTTCCCATGTTGGAAACTCAGTAAATACCGCTTGCGCATCAGGCAAAGTCTTTTGTGCCGTCCAGCTAGTCCAGTTCCAGAAGCACCACTCCATGCCTACTTCTTCACGCCCAATCTTAAACATTTCACGAACAGGCCAAACAGAACCAACAGCATCTTTTGGTATAGGCCAACAATACTTCCAGGGCTTATTGGTGTTGTCAGGGTCTATCTTGTGAGAATCAAACTGCATAGAACTTGATATTTTCTGATCGGGATATGCAGCGTGAACCCGTTGAAATACATTATGAATCCTGTCAGTTTCATACGTTCCACTTGGGGCTTCAGACAGGCTTTTTGCATACGGGAACAAGTCAGGCTGACTCAGAATCATGTTGTTTTGCTGTGGGGAGAGTGCAGCGAGGTTAGCCCTAACGTCTGTTATTATGTCGTAAAATTCACCTGTGCGAGTTCCGCTATCTGATATGAAGTTCATCAGCATGAAATGGTTATAATTCGGCATCTCAGTACATATGGTCGTGTATATGCTTTTCAGGTTAGTTATAAACTGATTACACTCACCCGTAGTCAGTGTCACTCCATTGGAAGTCTCTGACATAACCACGCCAGCAAAACCGGGATAATCATTTAACTCAGCAGCAAGGGCAACAATCATCGCCTCAAAAGCATCAGATACAGTGGTGTCCCACATATGTGCGTCATAGACCCCACCGTTGGTGGGGCTATAAGTCTCAAGGCTCGGTGATTGTGAGGACAACCATGTTGGTGTAGGTGCAACTGGATTAAAACTGCGCCACATCGGGAACACTAATAAGCGTTGCCCATTATCAAACGCACTCTGGCAAGCGGATTTAATCTCTGACCAATCATAAACAGCCTCTGCCGTTTCAATATCAGACCAAAACCATCTGCGCGAGAACATGGCAACGTCTGTTGTTTGCTCCATTGCGTCCAACTGTTCCTGATCCCTGTCTGCATTGGTTTTACTGCCACCATTGCGCATTTCTATGCTAACGATGTGACCGGGAGGCGTGTTTGTGTCAGGGTCGCCAGCAACAGGAGCCGGGGTTGATGATGTTGACAGCCAGTAACGGACAAACTGCCAAATATTCCACCCAATATACCTAAGCACTCCCCTGGAATACTGAGTGTCAAGCAGAAGGTTGTCAGGTGTGCGTATTGTCACACCGTCAACGCCAGCAAACCGCACAGCACCCGCCCCCAACTGGTTGATTATTATCTCAGTGCCGGGGTCAAACGCTTCATCAACTTCTAACGGAATTGTTAGCGTTATTTCATTAGCATTAAACACATCCAGATACCCATTGGCATCTGTTGTAACCAGTTCACGGGAAGCTGATACATTAACAAGATGACCGGGCGTATTATCCCGCGCCCATCTAGCAGCGTTCTTTAGCGTAATATCCTTCAAATTACTGCTGTCATTGGTATCAGCAATAGGCAAAACATCATCACCATCAACAGTTGACGATGTAAGTGATGATGTATCGGTTGGGAAGGTTATGTCTGCCATGTCTCTCTCTAGTTCAAAGTTGTTAAGTCAGTTGCAACGCCACCCGCCAGAACCTGGGCTTCGGTTGCGACACCACTAACAAGGAAGTAAGTATTTCCAGTAAATGCAGATGATTCACCCCATGAGACATAATCGGCTCTAATGGATACTGTTGCTTTTAATGCGCCACCTGACTCAGGCACAATCTGAAACGAATCAACAAGCGCGTTGAATGTGTAGATAGTTCCATCAGGTAGATTTATGCGGAACGCATCACTGGTTGATGAATCCCTTAAACCCCTTTGGGTTGCAGAGTTTATCCAGTTCATCTCAATAGTGAAGTTATTTGGTGAACTCAGACCGCTTATGTTTTCCTTGCTCAAGGAATCCAGTGATGTGACATCAACAATCGCGTTCTCTATCTGTGCGCCTTTAATGGATGTGACATCTTCAATAGCCACGCCAAGATGCTGAATAGTTGTGCCGTTAGAAAGGACAGCAAGCGTCATATTGCACCTTCTACCTGTGTAATTGTTACAGTGTGGCCTTCTGACATAGGGGTTAATAACTTGCTTATAATGTCCATTGCATAGCCGGGTCTAAAGCCTGAGTTCAATACAGCCCTCTCACCTTTTAACCACCCGCGCTTCGTGCCGGGAAGAACGCAACCAGCCGTATGACTAACGATATTTCCCGGATGCCACAAGCAATTAAACCTGTGCCATTCTTCTGCTGTATCGGATTTCTTGAAATAGACCCCAAGTGACTCATTAACCATTGCCCAAACCTTCTGACCGTTAGTGCGCTCGTAAGGAACTAAATCGTAAGTTCCCTCAAATATGCAGGACTTGTATGGAATGCCAGCCTTAAACCCTTCAGCCCAAACGAATGGTTGTTCCATCGTGTACAACGGCTCTAAGGGCGGAAATATAAGCCGCCCCTCAGTCTCCGTTGTTGAGTAGCTGAATCGTTCAAGCAGGAGGTTCATTTGAGCAGCAACGTGTCCAGCTTTTTATCAATGCCCTCACCTATTTTTGTATTGTTGGCAACATTCGCATTGATTGTGGCTATATCTGTTTTAATGCCGACTATTGTTGCGTCATAATTTTCCCTGTCCATCCTGTACTGATTACGGAATTCTTTATGCTCTTTTGCATTGGCTTGCAGGGCTTTGACCTTACTATCCACGCCGAATAACCAACGAACTGCTGCTAATGCACCCGCCATCAATGTCACTCCTGCCCCAATTAACCACCCTTCAATTACACTTTTTTCTGGCACTTTTATTCCTTTAGTCAGGGATGTACATTATTTTCAGCGACACATCAGCCCGATCTTCTGCATCAATTATATTGACCGGGTTTCCTGCTTCATATCCTTCATTATAGCCAGTTACTGGTTCACCCCCTAAAAATACCTGGTTGTAATAACCACTGAACGCATCCATACTATTACCATCAGGGGTAGTTGAACCTGTTGTTGCTGTAAATTTTCCTGACAAGTCAGGATATGTGACATTCAATCCATCAAGCATAATCAAACAGGCTCCCTGCCCACCACCAGCCCCCCTGCCTGGGTACACATCCAAACTGGGATACAGTTCTGTAAGTGTGCCGCCTGACCCAGACTCCCCGGATAAATCAATGCCACCGTTAATGCCCATTGAGAATGAACGGGTAATGATACAAAGGGCTGCGCCACCGTTGCCACCCGTACCACCTACGGAATAAACACGGTCTGTACTTGAATATTCGTAGTCTTTAGTCTGTAAGGCAGAACCGCCAGCACCGCCAGAAGTGCCGCGCATATCTGTAGGGATGCCGGACACATCAGGGATTGGTGACGCGGTTTGGTCGCCCGAACTGATTGACGGTGTTGGAAAAGACGAATGTGCCCCAGGTGTAGAAGCCCCGATTCTGGATCGGTAAGTAGGGGGATGCCACCATTGTGAACCCTGGTAGTAGTAGTCCACCCCATCAGAAGAACAAGTGCCACCAATGTAACCCTCTATTCCAGGGTAATTTAATTCAACAGGCGGCGTTAATGCTGTGTCACCACTGACCGCACCAGCCTTGCCATTGCCAACACCAGATATTGTGCCGTTCACAGTAATTGATAATGCGTGTAACCGGACGTTATCGTGAACGTATAAAGTCACGCCCGATGAAATTTTGAAGTCTCCGTCATAATAAAATATTGATGCGGAATTATTCATATCATCTGTGCCATACAGATGAAAGTCAGAATTCAGATTTCCCGAACCATCTATATCAGGTGAGGGGCTTAAAGTGGTTATATCTGTGCCATGAGTTGTATAGAAACCATCATCCAAAACAGTCCCTGGAGTATACAACGGTTCACCCGCCTCACCTGATGAGCCAAAGCATGAAAGCGATACATCACCCTTTAACCAGTTAGTCTGAACCTGATTAACCTCAAAAGGTCGCGCTAACGTACCCGACCCCGCATAATCCTGAATATCATCAAGCGATATTTTGACAATATCATTCGGCTGAATCTTGTCCATATAGGGCAAGACCTTTATCTTTATTTCCTGCGGGGCGTTCCTGTACCTGTCCTGAATGACGTTGATGCGGTTAGCAATCGCTGCGACCGTATGCCTAGCGTTATGCAAACCCTTAAACTTGAGCATCTTGGTTTTGGTTGCACCGTTACGGGTGACAGAATCACCATCAATAAAGAACACAGAACGGATGAAGTTCTGACCATCCCACTCGTACTGAATATCGTAACTATTAACCACATCATTCGGCTTATGGTTTAAGCCAGAATGTGAAATGATTGAAAGTTCACTCAGCCATGTATCATGGGGCGCGCCCTGAAGCACTGTATTAACCCGGTCTAAACCTATCTTTCCATTGCCATGAATAGGCGAGAACGTGCCGACAAGCATATGAAGCTCTTTCTCAATAAACTTCTTACCGTCTGTCTTTTTCAGATGCCAGAAACGGGGGATAAATCCACCTTCCTCACCATCATATAAATCAGTGCCTATATTCTGAAACTCGGCAAGGTCAACGTATTCAGTAGGTATACCCAAGTGCCAGTGGTCAGGGTATGTAATCTCAGGACTCTGACCCGGCACAATCCCGGTCAGAATTGAGTAGACCATTTCCGGGGCTGGCTGCTCTAAATAGATAAATTCTTCTATCTCCGGCCACTCTGTCTCATCCTCAGATGTATCAACCGTGACCGCTTGGGCAACCGTACCAAATACACCGCGAGTAACACCCGTAAACTTTGGGTAAGGGGAGCCAAACTCAACGCCTGTATAACGGATTATCTCACCGCTGTCCTTTACTTTGAGATAGCCAACGGTAGAACCTGGCGAATCAGAGAACGCAGCAGTGTGCGTCATCATTATGTTTGTGTACGTTTCTGGAGATGTTCCCTGTGCTATCTTAAAGTCATCTATATCATTACAGTGAAGTTCTGTATCAAGAGGTGACTCAGTACCGTCTGTCAGATTGGCCGCTAACCTGGTTTTCTTGAAATCAAATATGTTCTTGCGCATCTGGCGCGTAACGTCCAGACACTTGAGAGTGTAAATACCGTCCTTGTAATTGACCGAACTGACAAAGGTTGTAATGACCTGAACGTAATCATCAAAGTCATCTGTATAGCCGATGAATAACCGGACTTCCCTTTCCCTCATTGACTCACCATCAGACACAGGTGAATCAGTCGGGTCTAGCTGCTCACGAACCGTTGATGTGAACGTGCCGGGAGAGGTGACATCTATCAGCTTAACGGTAAGACCGCCAATATCAGCCCGACTGTCAATGGGCGTAACCTTCTGCGATATTGAGGAAACATCAACAACAGTATTGTCCATCACCGTTCCTGACAGATTGCTCAATCCCGATACAGACGTAAATGAAACAGTCTCATCATCGTATATAAGCTGGACTACTGCCTTTGGCTCTCTTGATGCTAAGAAACTATGTATTCCAAAGGTTAACCAATCATCAGACCTCACGATGAGTCCATCCCAATGAGAAGTAGTCATTTGCATACGTACCCTGACGGACTGTGCGCCTGTCAGAGTAACCTTTGCCAGTTATCTTTACACCAACAAAGCCCGTCACACCATCTGAAAATTCAAACTGCGATCCATCAGAAACAGAGTCTAAGAACTCGCGGAAGTTGAGCAAGTCCGAACCCGTTACAGGTACAGACATGGCAGACCACTCAGTATCAAGACGCTGGAATGTGGACTGCTGGTATCCATTTATTGAAACAGCATCAAAGCGTCTTGATTTTACCTTTCGCTCTAGTGACTTCAATTCAACCGTCATGGTGTACTCAGTGCCAACAACGTGGACAGGTGAATCAGTTGTGTTTAGATTTCGCTTTGCTGTGTATCTAATCTGCATTATGCCGGAACCGCATCAATTATATCTAAGCCATTACGTGAGTCAGCATCCACAAGCACTACATCACGATCTTTAACAGCGTTCTGGATGGCAGGAATTAACTTGTTGTCAACGTATTCATCCTCACCAATGACGTTGCCATGAATAACAACTGTTACAGCGGTCTGTCTGTTGTTTGGCTCATCGTTATCACCAGAATCAAACCCTGCAAACCCTGAGTCGGATATGCTCCCGCCAGGGGCAGATGAAATACTGCCGCCACCGCCACCACCACCCATCAAGCCGGACATACTTGCGATATTTGCTGCACCTATAGCTATCTGCGCTCCTGCAAACGGGATGCCCATCGGATAGCCCCATTTAGCCCATGTCGCTTGAACGCCAGCATATGTGTCTAATGCTGCTTGCTTAATCTTGTCTTTGTTTTCTGCGAGCCTCATAGCAATGGACATTTTTCGACTTTTCTTGCCGTAACTATCCTGTAGCATCAATAACGTGCTAAGGCCGTGCTTCCTTCCAGCAGTGGTTGTTAAGTCATACTTCTGAAGCATCTTGGCTTCTTCTGCTGCAATCTTTGCCCGTCTTGCCGCAAGTTGCTTGGCAAGTTCAATCTGAGCATCACCAATCTGCTGTTGTAGTTCAAGTTTCTGTTCTGCATCAAGGGGGATTCCTAAATCGCCCTTTGCTAATTGCTCTGCTTCAAATTCAGCCCGTACAATCTCTCCAGCTTGCGCCCTTGCTAACTCAAGTATCTGTTGATCAGTTACCTGGCGGTTCTCAAGTTTTGCCTGGTCGAATGCTGCCTGTATAACAGCCTCACCCTCACCCGCTGCGGTTGCTGCATCCAACTGCATCCGTAATTGCTCATCAAGGCTTGCTTTAAATGCTTCATTAGATTGAACGGATATATCTGTGGATGCTACATCACCACCTGACGATGTGGATGTTGCTGGAAGATTAGCCGCAGCGCGGTTATTAGCCTCAGAAAAGAAACTGTCAGCGAGTGCATTTAGTTCTGCTTGGGTGGTTTTCTGCGCCTCAAGTTCAGCCGTATTGTCTTTCAGCCTTGCAAGCTGCTGGTCGGCAATACTAGCAACAATCTCCGCCCCATCCCTGCCGGGGATAAGCCCACCAAGTACGCCATAGCTTGCCGCCTTAGTGCGTAACGCTATTCGCTCAAGACTGCCAAAGGTTATCTCAAGGTCAATCAGGGAGTTCCTGAAATGACCTAACCCGATGATGCCCTGCTTAATGAAGTCCTGAACCGCGCCCTTAACATCACCTGTATTCCTGAGCCAATCGGTCATCTTATTGGCAGCAAGTTCAATAGCTGGCGCAAGGGCTACCGTTATCTTATTGCTAAACCCGGCAAAGGCAGCCTTTGCCCTCGCTATTGAATCATTAGCTGCCTCAATCTTTGCCGCATCAATACGACTAACAGCAATGCCGAGGGCAACCGCTTCTTCTTCAAATGCATTCAGACCCTTTGTGCCGAACTTCATTGTATTTAACAAGTCAGTGGCGCGACCACCGAATATGTCATACGCGATAGAAGTCTTTAAGGTCTGGTTCTCAACCTTGTTCAAGGCATCAGCAACAACCTTGAACTGTTCAGCAGGGTTCAGTTCTGCAAGTGCCTGAGTATCAACACCCAACTTCCTGAACTGGCGGGCGTAAGTTTCAAGACCATTATTGGCATCAGCAATTGCTTTCTGTTGCCGGACTAATGCCTTGTTAAGCGTGTTCTGCTCAACGCCTGTAATCTTAGCGGCGTGTTGCAATCCAGCTAGGTTCTTGGTGGTAATGCCTAGCTTGTCTGACACCTTTGCAAGCGCATCAACCGACTGCAAAGAATTCCTCACCATTAGGGTGAGTGCAGTTGTAGCCGCAGCACCAAGAACGCCAAAGCCCTTAGCCGCTGCCCTCAGACTCTTATTAGCATTCTTACCAAACTTCTTTGTGCGCTTCTCAGCTTTGCCCAACTCTCGGACAAGTTTTGCCGCATTCGCGTCTAGCTGAACTGTAAGCGTTGAAAGGTTTGACATTTATCCTATTGCCTTAAATATGTTGATTACGTCCTGAATCCGATCTTTAATTGGTCTGAACTGCCGCTTGCGCTTTGGCAGGAAGTCTGTGGTCTTAACCTTAGCCCCCTGTGACCCGTACACAGCTGCCTGTATTGCTGCCGAGCGCTCATCGGATTGCTGCCCTGGGGGTTCTTTATCAAAGTAAGCCATCCACTCACCAAGTTCACGCGACCCCGAAAGATCACGCAATAACTCAGTTTTAGTCTTACCAAGATGGAATGCCAACCTGTAAACAAACAGGAGATACGGTTGGCAGTCTAGTTTCCCGCTACGTCCTCAATCTCACCTTGAGCAAGACCGGATACAGTTAATGAGGCCATGAATAATTCAGTAACTTCACCGAATTTAAGCCCTTTTAACTCTGCCTCACCCTCTGCACGTTCAGCAACAGGAATAGATGGACTACCATCCTCATCACACAAATGTAGGACAATGATTGAAGCGGCATTATCCACAGAGAATGATTCATCACCCTCCTCACGGTTGTTGCTGACCTCTAGGAACGCGCTCATGGCTTCTGCATCCATTTCTCGCACGTATAGCGGCTCATCCCACCCATCTAATTCAACTTTCTGGACTTTCAGTGGGTTTGCTGCAAGGTGGTTCTGTATAGCGTTAATCATTTTATTGCCTCAGAATTCAGAGATTAAAGAAGGGTGTTATTAGGTGATTACTGCTGTGGTTGTCCAATCCAGAGAACCAGTCACTTTAAGACCAACTGATGCGGTAATCTGTGCGCCGCTTTCAGGGCTGATTTCAAAAGTCTCAAATGATGCCGTGAACGCAACCTTAGTCTGAGGTGAATCAGCGAATACAACCAGAAAATCCCGGTTAACGCCTGTATCAACCGCTGTACGTAATAAGTCCTGCTGCGTATCGCTAATCCAGTTCATCTCAATAGTGATTGAGTTACCGTCTGCAAGGCCAGCAATATACTCTTTACTGGTGCTGTCTAGGTTAGTAACTTCCACTGTTTCCTTAGTAGAGCCAACGCCGGACAATGATACAACCTCATTGATGGCATTGAACACCTGTGGGCTATCTGCATCTCCGAAACCTATTTGGGTTCCATTTGCCAATACTGCTGCTGTCATTTCCTTTCCTCACAAAAAAGCCCCAATCAAGGGGCAATAAAAAACCCGCACTAAGGCGGGTTCAGTTAAAAATTAGATTTAAGTTATTCGTGTAATGTAAAGGTGAAATCCATGCTCACGCGGTTGACTTCCCAATCACCGTCAAATGAGCTCGCATCATTCTCACCATCGAACTTGCAATACTGGATAATCACTCCACCCAATGCGCCCTGATACCCGTTCAGCAATGTGCGAACAGAATCAGCAATGGTCTTGTGGGTTGCATCCTGCGCCCAAATATCAAGCTGTAACCTGACCTCGGTTAGGGTGTCCACCCCTGCAAGTAGCACACCCTGCGATGTGGATGCACGTGACAATGTGATGGCTGGATACGTCACTTCCTGGGGCAACCGTTCAGCATATATCCGAGAGCCAACAAGGGTTGGAGACTGTGCCGCTAGTGCCGCTATAACTCCCGCCTCAATCCTCATCCGTATTTAGCCTTTCCTTGCTTGTTCAATTTCTTAACCAGTGCATCAATGCGCTTGCGTAGTGTGGTTTTGAATATGGATATAACCACACCCTTGTTCTGCTCTAATGCGGGGCGTAAGAACGCCCGAGGCTCTACAGAGCCGCCAAATGGCTTCTGATGCCCGAACTCAACCAAGTGACCATGACGGATACCACTGTTAGCGTTCTTGCCAGACAGTGGTATGCCGTAGTAACTCAGATATTGCAGTAATGCTTTCCGCTGATTACGGATAGGCGCAACCCATAAGCCTGTTATATTTCCACCCCGTCTATGAGACTTGCGAACCTTTAGCCCGATAGACTCAGCCAACGCACCTGATGACGGGGCGCGTGTCTGGTGCGCCCTGCGTTTAGCGTCCTTTACTACAGGTTTAGCCGCCGCACGTAAGGCAGAAGTAATTAACTTGTTCTGCATCTTGTCAGTAAACTGCTTTAACGCTTCCTCAAGTTCCTCAAGCCCGTCAACCTTTATTGTCAGGGCATCTTTGGTCTTACTCACACCCGTTCCACGCACATAATCTCAAGCATTACGCCCTGTTCACGCACGTTAATAACCGACTGAATATCAAAATAGCGTGAACCGTATTTAATCCTGTATTTGGGGGTTATTCCGGCTATATGCCGGATAGTGACCTTATGGGACACCTCCGCGCCAATCTCACCGCCACGCGCCCCCTCGTTGCCCCTGAGTGGCGTTATTGTGGCTGGTATAGATGAATGTGCAGCAGACCATGAGTTATCCATGTACCCAAGTGCATCGGGCGTATCTGTATTCGCCTCAATATCAATCCGCTGCTTTAATAATCCGGCTCTCACAAAACATCCTGAATAGTGGCCTTCGGGAATGAGGTCAATGCCGTATCCCTTGAGCAGTTAATAATGGGTGTGTCAGGCTTCTTGGCATTATCAAAATTGCCAACAAAACTGGAATAATTGGGTTGTCTGGTTAGTGCGTCTGGATGCTTACCAAACCAGTGTGAACCGCCCTTCATGTCGTACCCAAGCAGCACAACCTTAGATGCACCCCATATCAACGCGAGGTGCAACGCTGCAAATCCTGAGTTACCACCAAAGTTCAACCGTTTGGATGTCAGGTCATTGCCACCCTTACCGGGGACGACTAAATCAACCGATGGCAGTATTTCATTTGCTTTACTTAATTGTGTAACCTTTACGCAATCCAAATCCTTCACAGCGTCCCAATGATACTTCCACCAGGGATAATCAGAAGCATATAAATAGTCTAATTTAGCTATCCGATAAGCATCATTAACGCCGATAATCTTTGCGCCTGATTGCTCTGCATACTCGCAATCAACCCTTGTCAGGGATGAACCGCCAGCAATACAGACTGTTACACCAGACTTATTCGATACGGTCTTAATAAGTTCTCTACCGTATTTGGTAGTTTAGAAATCGCCGCACCAATAACCGTTTCCTCACGGTTCTCATACATCTCTGCAATGCTTATTAGAATGGCTTGCTTAATCGGTGTTGGTAACGGGTTAGAGTAAGGCGAATCGCTAGGATTGCTCCACCCCGCTACATATCGAACAGTGACCGCATCGTATGAACCTGATAAAGTGCTAGGCCATGATTGATCTACTGCCTTCTTTATTCTGTGGTCAGTCTCGCCTTTGAGTGTTGACTGATAGACTGAGGGTGCAAGGGTTTGACTGTTCCCTTCCTCATCTGTGTACGTGATCGCAGTAACTGAACGCACCGGAGTACGTGGCAATACAAACTCAGCCGGAAAGCTATCCAGCGTATATGCCAACGTCTGCGAACTGATAGAACGGTTAAGGTAGACTTCTGCCCTCTGCCTTGCCGCAGTAATAAGCGTTGTGATATACGTGTCATCGGTTGAATCCACCACCCGCAGGTGTGCTTTAGCCTCGGTCAGAGAAACAGGCTCCTCAGTCGTTGCTGTGTGTACTTCTACTGCCATTTAATACCCCAAAGAGAGAGGGCGACCCGAAAGCCGCCCTCTCTTGACTTCGCTTTAATCAAACTCGATTAAAATGCTGCTATTTTCTTGATGCCAGCCGACTGAATGACAGAAGCATCCACCCGTGACCACCCACGAAAGCCGACATAACCATTCGCGGCATACAACTCATCAAGACGTTGAATACTGAAACCAGTGCGGTCTGCAATAGTGTAGTTCTTCAAGTCACCAAATACGACAGGTGAAGCCTCTGGAGACTCGCCAGCTTCAGGCATATAAGCTGAAGTGATGAATGGGCGACCAAGTACACGGTCAGGTTGACCAGCTTGGAGTCCAGGTTGCCAAATGAAGTTGTCGTTTGAATCAACAATGCCACGAATATCAGCAACAGTAGCGTCATTGAACATCCATGTAGCGTTGCCGCGATACACACGACCAAGACCATAGAACAAATCCAAAAGAGTCTGTGCAGATACAGTCGCGCCAAGCGGTGACTCAGTGCGTGTGACGGAACTTGCACCAGTAATGATGCCAGCAGGGTCAGTTGTACCAACACCAGTAATGAACGCTTCTTCTTCAGCAAGGCCGAAAGATCGCCCGAACATACGCGCAAGATAACCCTGAATGTCAAAGTCACTATCCTGCAACAGTTCCTCAGTCACCTTTACGATGTTGCCGAGTTTGTGCGCATTCAGCGTGACCGATGTGAAAGCGGGGTCATTAGTGCTATATGCAGCTTCCTCATCCGTCCATGCAGCCGTAGCAATAGAACTCTCAACGCGAATCTTATGGTCGCCAGATGTGGTAATCACATCGGCATAAGGTCGGATTGCGTTGTAGTCATCACGAATCTCACGAAAATTCATATCAAATGAATCATGCGTAAGAACGCCACCTTCACCAGCATCACCAACTTCTAAAGCGTTACGGAGGTCATAGTCCATCCCGGCTTTACCCTTGCGGATATAGGAATCAAGCGCGTTGCTGTACTCAGGACTGTTCACACTCTTTACATGAGCAGCAGGAGCAGCACCACCAATACTAGGAGCATGATTAGCAGCTATATCAGCAGCAATCTTTTCCTCATTGTGAAGGCGGTCAGCAGTTGCCTTTAGCTTTTCCTGATCTGCATTCAGGCGGTCATATTTTTCCTGAGTCTCTGCGCTAAACCCTTCAGGATTAGCAGCAGAAAGGGCTTGCATCTGTTCAACGGCGCGACCCCTATCCTCAAGCAATTCATTAACTTTTTTCATAATAAATACTCGTATAAAATCCCCCAAAATGGAGGCAATAAAAAACCCCAATAAAGGGGCTGATTGAGTACAGCTATTCCGGCTGCACGTTCACAATAACCGTCCGGCTAACGTGCTAATTCTTTTCTCATCGCGGATATTTCACGCCGCGCTGTATCCTGCTCAATAGAACGAGCAAGACCGTCTATATGGTTCTGGTCAGGCTTAACAAGTTCCTCGACTTCAGGTGCTTTGTTAATCCAACGGCAAGCGGCTATGTTTGAGAGTTTTGATTTTGGCTCAATAATTGATGTTGCAAATCCATTCGCTTTCGATTGCTCCGCATCCCACCAAGTCTCTGCATCCATGATGTCAGACAATTCGCCGCCATCCATCCCGGTCTTGCTGTGATAGGTTGTGATTAGAGAATCCTTGACCTTATCCAGCAAGTCAGCCTGTTTACGCATATCCGAGGCATCACCAACCGCAAATGTAAAGGGATTGTGCAGCATGAACATTGCATTTTCAGATATTTTGCGCTCATCCCCTGCAAGGGCTATCACAGAAGCGATTGAGGCCGCATAACCATCAATCATTACTGTGACATTTCCGGCATACTGGTCAAGCAGATTGAATATGGTCAGTCCTTCAAACACATCACCGCCGGGACTATTCACCCGAACAGTAATATCCGACCCATCAAATGAATCAAGCTGGTCTTTGATATTAGGGGCAGTAATACCCGCGCCGAACATATCCTTTCCGATTATGTCCATGATTAGAATTTCATTTTTCATACTTGTTCCCATTCATCCATTAACGTCAGGATATTGTCTGCTTCCAGTACAGCGTCCATTCGGGCTGCTGCCCATGATCTTGCAACCTCACTATCTACCCCATCAGATACAAGCCCATCAGCAAGGCGGATATAAAAATCAGATAACCAAGCATCGAAAGCATCCGGCTGCAATCGGGCATATTCGACCCGAATCGCTTTGACCTCTTTCGCATTAAGTTGAGCAAGCGCGTTCCTTGATTCTTGGTTTTCTTCTCCCGCGCCACCCATGTTCAGAGGTGTCAGGTATTCATCCAGACCATCAACGGGGTTCATATTCTCTAATGCCCTGACCTCATTGCGGTTCTTCCAACCGTTATTGATTGCAGAAGCATGAGCCTCATAACGGCTCTTTGTGTCACCACGTAGCAAGGCATCCATTGAGAACTCAACGAATATCCGACCCCTGTCACGACTGCTCAACAGGTCACGGGCAATGGTGTTCTCTATACGCTTGCACCAGGGGCGCAACGAGTAAGTGACAAACTCAATGCCCTGATGCTCAATGTTGGAAAAGGTTGCTCTGGATAATTCAGAGAGCATATGCAATGGCACGTTAAACCATCGCGCTATCTCTGCAATCTGGAATGTCCGTGATTCAAGGAACTGAGCATCATCGTGACTCATGCCCACTTGCTTGTAGGTCAGTCCCTGCTCTAAGAGTAACGCTGTGTTTGCATTGTCTACCCCTGCATGAGCCTTGAGGTCGCCTTTCAGTCGATCAAAGGCTTCATCTTCAAGTTTGCCAGCCATTTCAAACACAGCAGGAACGCGAGTACCATTAGAGAATGTCTTGGCTGCATGACGTTCTGTTGCTATCGAGGTTCCTAACGTCTGACGGGCATAGGCTAATGTTGAGTAGCCCATTACACCATTACCCCCGACCCCTGGGACACGCCATATCTCATTGTTTAGGTAT